GCTCTTACATTACTTATTACCAATAAGTTGAGCAAGTAATGCCTGGTGACGGCGCTGTTCTTTTTGTTTCTTCTCTTTAATAAGTTGAAGAAAATTAAGTTTCTGCATCACTTATGCCCATCCTTTACAAACTTAACACCACGATAGGTTTCGTTGTATTGTTGGGGTTGCTGCATCATTTGCTGTTGATACTCCAGACGCTTTTGCGTATCGTATTCAACACCGCGATATACTACTTTAGACATTAGGATTTCCTCCAGAATGAGATTTTTAGGCCCCGTTCCTTCGGGCGGGTTGCGTTCGCTATTTGCGAATAGCGAATGAACGTTCCGTTCCGCCGTCCTACTTGCGTCCAGTTGCCTGGATGAACGTAAGGTCATTATAGACCTATCAGTATAGTTATGCAAAAACTTTTGTAACTTTTGTTACAATTTAATCTCTCTGTCTCCAGTCGTCCGGTTTATCTCCAGTGAAGAAATCAATAATATCATCAACACCATTAAATCCAGTTCTATGATTCGATGGATCAGGATCTCCAAGATCCATAGCATTCATAAACCCATCAAGACTATCTTCAGTCATTTCGGGATTTGCAGCACGTCTTCTTGCTTGACGTAACATAGTCCCAGCAGAACGATTTGCTTTGGCAAGTTTCTCTGCCCAAATCATATCACTTAACTCTACAGATTCGCCTTTTACAATACGTTCACAGATTGCTTCAAGACGCAAACGATATTGAGTAGAGAGCATACATTTCTCCAGATATAGTGTATTTAGTTAACGTTCAATATAACTGAGCGTATGTTCCGTTGCATAAAGTTGTTGAATGATGATATCACAACCAATCTTAGGATTACAGTCGCCGCAAGTATAAACATCTACTGCTGCTTTACCTTCCTCTGGCCAAGTATGAATGCTAATATGACTTTCGGACAATAAACAAATTACAGTAACTCCCTGTGGTTCGAACTTTTTTGAGATAGTTTGAACCACAGTAGCTCCACTTGCAACAGCAGCATTTTCTAATAGATCAATAAGACATTTCTCATCATCTAAAAGAACAAAGGAACATCCATATAGGTTTAGTAAATAATGCTTTCCCATTTATTATGGATTTTCCTCCACTTCCTTAATCATTTCACTCACATAGTCTTCCGTTCCATCCATTGTCTTTACAGCAAACAATGGCGACTTCATATATCTTTTAATTTTTTTATATTTTTTTAGAAGTTTTTGAACTTCATCTTTATAAATGGTGACTTTTGCTTTACCATCACCATCATTATCAAATCCTGCACTCATTTCCTTTTCTTTTTTTCTGGTGGCTTATTTCCCCACAGTCTGGGATTTACTCTTCCATAACCAAAATCAATTTTTTGAACTGATCCTGGACCAAACTTATCATAATACATATCAAATAGATGAACTCTCTTCGAACATCTAGTTACGTCTAGTAAGACTTCATCATCAACTTTATACCAGATTAAGTATGCATCAGATGGAAGAGATGGATCTTTCGCTTGTTGAAGAGTGACTCTCTCGAATAGGATTTCACAACCATATTGAGATGTTACTTCTTTCTTTTCTTCTGAAGTCCATTGAGCCATTTTCTTCTCTGCAACTTTACTCACGAACGACCTCCCCAAACAATATCAGGATAGGCTTGTTTAACATTATCCCAAGTGATTTTATATTTATCGGACAGTTTCTTATCTTTAATCAAACAAAGAATTTCTGCTTCAAGAGGATGGAGTCCTTGAAGAATATTGATAAACATAGTCTCTCTACGAATTGAAGATAGACTATCGTTTCCACCTTTAACAAAATTATAAAGTTTATCATACTCTCTACGAAGAGAAGTATGACCTGCATCCATTCTTTCTTCAGTGCCGTTGTAAGCATTTGTTTTACTATAAACATTATCTGCTTGCCTTTGAATCTGATCGTTCAAAGTTCCGCCAACAGATGTCATTTCCTTAATGTCAGCATAAGGAACAGGACCAGGAGGAAGAAGAGAAATTACGCTCTCGTCAAAATTAATAATAAAAATTGCAACAAGAGAATCGTGACGATAATCTTGAAGAATTTTTACTTTCGCTGCAGCAGTTTTTTGTTTAGATACTGCCTCTAAAATTTCGTGAATGAATGCATTTTGAGGCAGATTGACTGCAGTATCTTTTTGTTGAGAAGAAGTTTTTGCTCTAGGTTTAGTCGTCCTCTTCTTCGTCGTCGTAGTAGTCGTCGTAGTCATTTTCAAATCTCACAGCTAAAATTTCGTCGGGAATTATATTTCCGTCTTCATCCATAAATTCTGGATGAACATAAGCAGGTCTTGTCTCTAGTAAGTGCCGATTAGTTAACCAACCAATTATACCACCAACCAAAAAGAATAACAAGACAAACATTATAGTGAATGCTACTATGAATGTTGTTTCCATTTTTTTCTCCCGAGAGTTACTTTTTTTTAATATCCAAAGATAATTCAAAGTTAAAATGTATCTCTCGTTTAAGGAGAGATATCATCTTACCAAAACGTACTTTGAATGATTTTGGCTCTGATGGTTTCTCCCTCCTATTATGCTGACGTATCATCAACTCAAATCCTCGATTTATTCGAAGATCTGATCTATTTAGATTCTTTTTTACGCCTTCCCCTTCTTTTTTCATAACTATATTTCGTCGCATCTTCTAAGATGGCATACAAGTAATTTCTTATTTTCCTCGCTTGTGGTTTCGGAATATGACCATATCCTTCTCGAAGTTGTTTATGCATTTCATCCGATCCACCTTCAAGGTAATCATCAAGATCAGTTACCAAGTTAGTTATTTCATTAGCAGTAGAACTCGATATAAATTCTTCTACTTCTACTTTTTTTGCTCCACGAACTTTTAAATAATCATAAAACTTCAAAACAAATTGTCCATTAAAAGCATAATCGATTGCTTTTTCAACATCACTATAGATTTCGTGAGTGTTATTGTCCATTAAATTAGTTCTTTCTCCTTAAGGTATTGAACCGTATCTGTACATCCACCAATATGTTCATCATTTACAATCACTTGGGGAAATGTCGATCCTTCTCCAAATTCAGAATAAAATTCATCGCGGGTAAAATCGATGTTCAATTTGTAAACAACGTGTTGGAGTTCTGCCAACTCTAACACCTGTTGTACTTTTGTGCAATATGGACAACCGTCTTTTGAATAAACTGTAAACTTCATAATTGTTATAAAACTGAAAGTTATTTAGCGTTAAATGGAACACCTTGTCCTTCAGGAAGCCACACTTGCTGTTGAAGTTCTATTGGAGGAAGTTCTTCTTTCGCAGCAGGCAATCCTTGTTGACCAGGAAGTTGTTTATCTGTTGTTGATGTGACCGTGATGACTTGATCCGCAATAAACTTTTGTTTTCGATAAGTTCTTTTATCAGAGTCAAAACTAACCATCATAAAAGCATCAATCTCTTCACCACAATGAGCAATTACTCTACCTGTGGTTTTATCAGTCACCACCCAATAATCATACATTCTTTTTCTTCTGACTTTTTGTATTATAGGTTTCTTTTGCTGGCCTGTAAAGTCCAGGCCAAGTATCACGAATGATCTCAGCAAGTTTGTAAGGTGTCTCAGAAGTAATCATTTCAATATCTTGACGGCGTATAATCCAGGTCTCCTACAATATCTTCTAACATTACTCCATATTCTTTAAATCTTTTGTCACCAGCAATAAAACATCTTTGACGCATCCATACCGCATCGGCAAGAAGTTTTACTTGGTCTTCTGTGAGTGTTATGGTTTTCATTGGTAAAAAGCAACCTTTCTATGTAGTTATTTCACAAAATACATACGACGACGATACTGCTCACCAGGGCAGTTTTCTAGATGCTCAATCTCCTCATCTGGAAGGAAGTTGACTCCTCCAAGAAGTTTAGCACCAATAAAGATTTCTGCAGATTTTTCACACATCAGAGTCGCGGCTGCACAATCCTTTTGGTAAGGTGATGCAGTAATAATACCGTGATTCTCCAGAAGAATCAACTTGGGAATATATCCATAATGGTCTACAAACTCACCCACATACTTATCTACATTTTGAAGTAGTCGAGCACCAGGAGGAGCATAAGGGACGAGACAGGATATTACGCCATTCCTTACAATTTGGTCTGGAAACCATCTTTGACAAGCAAAGTCATTGACCGCAGGAGAACAAAGAATTTGTGTGGTCTTTGGTGGGTGTGTATGAGCAATATAATTAATTTCTGGGAAGTGCTTCATAATCCAAGCGTGAAAGAGCACTTCAATACTCGGTTTCTTTTGTTCTGGATTTAGTTGTTGAGCATCAGTATTCACCAGAACTAAATCTTCTTCTGATAATGTATGGAGACTTGTTCCACTTGCTTTGATTAGAAAAGTATCTTCAGTTTTTCTTTCTGATACGTTACCTTCACCACATATAGTATAGTCAGCAATTGTGTGTGCTAAGTCTAAGAGCATCGTTAAGTATTGTAA